AGCAAACGTGATAACCGCAAGTCTTATAAAAGTAAACGCGCCATATTGCTTGACAGATATATTCGATTGCCGAAACTTGGGAATATCAAGTGCAGGGTGTCTAAGCAGATAGAAGGACGCATCCTATCTGCAACCGTGTCCCAGAATCCAAGTGGCAAGTATTTTGTGTCCGTCTTGTGTACAGACGTTGAAATTCAACCGATGGACAGAACGGGCGCAATAGTGGGTGTTGACCTTGGGCTCAAAGAACTTGCTATCACATCAGACAATCAGCACTTCACAAACCCAAAGCACTTCGCCAAGTCACAGAAGAAACTTGCCAAACTCCAGCGTAGGCTATCCCGAAAATCAAAGGGTAGCAACAACAGAGAAAAGGCGAGAATCAAAGTGGCGAGGTTACATGAGCATGTTGCGAACCAAAGACTTGATAACGCACACAAGATGACAACATCGCTTGTGCGTGACTACGACTTGATTGCGATAGAAACGCTCATGCCTAAAAACATGGTGAAGAATCACAGACTTGCGAAGGCGATTAGTGATGCAGCGTGGGGCGAGATAGTCAGACAGTTAGAGTACAAGTGCAATTGGTACGGGAAGGAACTTGTCAAAGTAGATAGGTTCTACCCGTCAAGCCAATCGTGCAACTCTTGTGGCTACAAGAACGCAGACACAAAGAACCTCGCTGTCAGAGAATGGGATTGCCCAAAGTGTGGCGTGCATCATGACAGAGATGTAAACGCTGCAAAGAATATTTTAGATGAAGGGTTAAGAATATTAAGTGTCGCTTAACGAAAACGAGTACCGTGGGACGCACGGGAATTTACGCTTGGGGAGAGCATGTAAGACCAAACAGGGGCAACGCTCGTCGAACCAAGAATCCCCCGGCTTTAGCCATGGGGAGTGTCAACAAATGATAGTTTTATTTGCTTGCAGTTGTGTCGCATCCTTAAACGAATGCGGCTTATTCCGCGCTCAGCATCCCAATCAGTTCGGTGTATTCCTCGCCCGTAAGCCGCCCGGCCGCATAGAAAACATCAAGTTTATTAGCATCCATTCGACCTGCCTCAATCAGTTTCTTGCATAAGTTATAAGTCATCCTCTGTTACCCCCATTTCTAATAGGCAAATATCGAACTGCAATTCTGCCATCATTTCCATCGTATCGAGTTGGTCTGAGTAGGTGACTGGCTTCTCTTCCAATATTTTCTTTGCGTCAAGTATTTCTTGGTCTTTGGCTTTTTCTATCCATGCCATGTAGTTAGCCTCTATGCTGTTTTGTAAGCCTTTTCTGTTGGCAACAACCAGTTTATATTCATCGACTGCCCATCGAGATTGTTCTTCTGTTTGTTGCGGTTCAATTTTGACTGCATTCTCAAAAAAAGTAATCTGCACTTTCCCATCGCCCATTTCGTCAATTTTAAACGCAACAGGCGACTCTCCTAATTCTGTCCTCATGTGATATGTACCTCCTAAGTTCTTTTATTTGAATAAGCGGATAAACCCGCTCCTTTCTAAAATTGTAACTGTCACAGTGTTTGAGTACACCAACATAACTCATTGCGGACAATGCACGATGGAGTGTCTTTTTTGATTTAGCTTTTCTTATCCCTCGAGAAACTCGATACATCAGTGCCTTTTTCATGAGTGTATATCCACGAAAAAAACGATAACTAAGAAATTGAACACCCCTTTCCCCAATTTTAAAAAGCTTGTAATTGCCCTTAAGTGTTAATCCTATTCTTCTTAACTCATATGAAATAGATTCCATGGCTTTCCTGAGTTTTCTTTTGTTTGTTCCAAGCAAACACATATCGTCCATATATCTGGTATAATATCCCTTTGGTAAATAACTTTGTTTAATTCTGAAATCAATCCACATCAGTACCAAATTGGCATACCATTGTGACGGATAAAACCCAATCGCCAGACCTTCACCCATGCTGTTGAGTATTTTGACATGCAACGCCAAAAACTTCTTATCCTTAAAAATTCTTTCCAACGCTTCTATAACAGCCCAGTGAGGGCAGGACTCGTAGAAATGACGGACATCCAGTTGGACACAGTATTTCATTATTTTCTTTGCGCTCATCCACCTTTTCATAGCTCTCGTTGCTCTAATTTGCCCGGCACCCGGGATAGAACCACAATTATAAAAATAGTTTCTTTTTTCGATATATGGTGCCGTTACACGCATAACCGCATGATGCACCGCTTGGTCTTTCAAGCAAGGGACTTTGATGTGACGCTCTTTCTTATGAGCACCGTCTTTGATAGTGTGTTCTTTATATGGTGAAGGAACCCATTCATCATTCGTTAATTCATCTGCGAGCCGCTGACCGAAATCAGCGGCATTTTCTCGCATCTTCATTGCTCTTACGTTCTTATGTTTCCCTTTGGTCATTTCCTTGTATGCGTTTTCACAATTATCATAGGCAACAACCTTTTCATATAAATAGCCAACTCTTTTTGGCATAAAACACCTTCTTTCTCCAGATGGTCTTTCGAGAATCAACCTACTAAACCATTTCCCTGATGGAATAATTTTCGCCAAGTGGCAGAGGCTTTTTGGCGCTCGATTCTTTACTCTTGAGAATCGAAAGAAGTGGAAGGCACCGATGTTCCAGTTGCTGTTCGAAGCCGTGTTGTTCCAGTTGCCGTAAAAACGACCACAATTCACGCCGTTGTTCGAGTTACCGCCAGCCAACAAAACGGGAGCCTGCGCTTATAAGCCTTGTAATATTTTAGTTCTGCGGGGGAAGCGTCCCCCGCTCCCCCTCAGGGGTTTTTAAGAAGGGGAAGGCACCGAGGTTCCAGTTGCTGTCCGAAGCCGGGGTGCTCCAGACGCCGCAAAAACGACCACAAAGCACGCCGCTGTTCGAGGCACCGCCAGCCAACAAAACGGTGTTGGCGGTAGAGGATGCTGGTCGATACAGATAATCCCCGATAGGGTTAGCAGACCCTGCCAACCCACCCGTTTCTGTGACGAAAGGTGCTAATGGTAACTCGGATGATAGCCCAAGCTTGCTGCTGTACCCATTATTCGGGGCAATGACTAAGTTTGTATTTTTGTGCTTGGATGTATTCAAGGCATCCGCTTCCCATGATTCTTGGCGGTCGTTAGCAACCCAAATTTTATCCGTATCCTTTTGACGGTAAGCGCCAAGTACATATCGGTAATAATTTGCGTGTGCTATTCTGCCCCGATAATAGGCATTGCACTTTGTATTTGTGCCAAGATACCCCGACTTGCTCCCGATTCCTAAGTCGGGGGCATTGTAACATCCGTGCAGACTGCAATATGTATCTGCGGTGACATTTTGGGGGATAGGGGCTACTGTCACAGATTTGTGCGTTGCGTAGAGTGGGTCACTCACATCAAGGTCTGCGCTTGATATAAATCGTGTCCATCCAAGATTATAGCCGCCATCTATTGTCCCCAAATCGAGGACAGCCCCTGCAACGCAAGCGGAAACAAGAGCGTTTGGTAGCTTGAGGGCAGTGCTGCCAGCAAGGGCGGATTCCCCAACTTTATGCGTTTGCAAATATAAAGTGTCGCCCCCATTACCAACGGCGGTTTGGCTGTTCAGTGTTGCGTATTCAACCGCCATCAACAAAGTATCGGCAGACCATGTAAATATGTCATCTAAAGTCATGTTCTGCGTTTCTGCATTGGTGTGCATGGTATCTATTCTATCGCCACGCCACGCTATGGATTTTGCAATCGAAGTCATTTTGCCATTGGTGTCTTTGCTCCCGAAATATCTGCCACCGATGGTTCTTTCAAAGAACTGCCACCCTGGAAGTTCCCCGTCAGCGACCCCTACATACACATAGGTTTCATCTTCCCATATTCTGCCCCAAAATTCAGGGGTATACACACCGTCAAAGTCTCCCGTACCATCCAACACAAATCCAGGTTCGCCCTCCCACATCGTCACACAGTCAAGTATAGAGGACTCTGGTGTCAAGGTTTGGTAAATATCTCTATCAACCTTGCACAACTTGCGGTCACGCCACGGGTAGAGATTGTCAAAAGGATTGCTGTAAGACGGATTGATAGCCCCTCGATGCGCAAAGTTTGCAATGTTTGTTGTGATGGTTGCGGCATCACCCATGCGCACACACTGAGAATTGATTTTATCCCAACGGATGATGTATTGCTTGATTAGTGGAGGCAGCATTTTGTCCCCATCCTGCCCGTTATAGACGGTAAAGGTGGAAGTGGTGTCATCATCGTATGTGATGGTATAGGTATCAGTTGACCCTGCCAAACCTGTCCCTGCGGTTCTTACTGTGCTGACGATACCCCGCCCGCCTTTGATATATTCAGCAAAATCGCTCTCTGTTTTGCCAGCATTGCCAGGCATTTGTTCCCAAACTTCATACGCCGAATAGCCTTGATCGCCCTGAATACCTTTGTCGCCCTTGTCGCCCTTGTCGCCTTGTATTCCCTGATCGCCCTTAAGTCCCCGCGACGCAATTTGCTGCCAATGCGACGTATCTGTGACAGGAACGCCAGCCGCAGGTGTGGGGTTGATGTACATGTATGAGCCGCCGTTTGCACTCACTACTTTATATTTTTTATATACTGTTTCAGAGTCATAAACGCCACCAGCAGACATGCTGACGGCACCCAAATTAGTTATTCCCATTAAATTTCGACCTCCAATTCGCCGTCGGCGTTGATTGCGAATGCGATTCCCTGTAATTTCGCCAGTTCTATCCCAACATCGCTTACAATATCCGTCATGGGTTTCAATGCGTCGGCTACGGTTATAGTTGCGCTATCGCTTCGTGTAAAAACCAAGTTATTGCCATTTGCGGAACCGCTGACGATTTCAGAATCAATCGACGACTGTGCGGCGTCGTTAACAGACTTCAAAGCGTCCGTAACAACAAGGCTTGTATTGTCCTGTTTTGTGAAAACAAGGTTGTCTCCATCTGCGTGGGCAGATTTTATTCTTGCATTTTGACGGGCTGTTTCCGCAATTACACGCAAAGACTCTGCTTCTACTCTTGATGTCTCGTTTTGTTGTCTGACGCCTTCTGCGGATAATCTCGATTGCTCAGCAGGAATGAACGTATCGACATATCCTTGCGCTAAATCCCTTGCAGACTCAGCCCCTTGCTTTGCGACAAGAGCAGACTGAGCATAGCCTTGCGTTGCATCTCTATATTGGAACGACAGGTTTTTTGCGGACACAGACTCGATAGCGGCATCCCTTGCGATGGTTGCGTTTTCTTCAGCATAGTCAGCGTACATATAGGCGTCGCCCCTTGCAGATTCCGCAAGCCCCTGTGCCGTCTGCGCACTACCAGCAAATCCGTCTGCCGCATCTCTTGCAACACCCGCAAGCCTGTTTTCTTCTTCTGCTAAAACACGCTCGTCATGCGCCCTGTTTGCTTCGTCTATTGCCAAATTGTATTTCTCGTTGGCAATATTTGCGTATACAATCACTTGGTCGATGTATGACATTTGTGGATCTGTGGGCAATCCATCTGCTATGCTTGGTACAACAAACGTGCGGATAATGGCGGATTTGACCTTGACTGGGTTGCCGTTAATATCGAGCGATAGCATCCGTGCTTCTGCTGTACCGTGACCGGGCTTCTCTGTTTCCCAAGGCCGTATCGTCCACGTCATCGTCGTTCCGTCAATGACGGTGGTTGCCGGTTCTGCGTCGTCTTCTGTTTCTTCGGGTCTGACGACAGCAATTCCGACAGTCAAGTCAGGGTATTCCGCAAGCCAATCTGAAATATCAAATTCGTGCGTCAACCCATATTCGTTTTGTTTCGCAATTTGCAAAACGTAAGGTGTTTGGTCGATTTTGTACATACTATTCCTCCCACCCAAATGGGTTGGCACTATCTAAGTTCTCGTATTAGCCAAAGTTCGTATAGGTACGCAGTTGATTTTTTATCAAATATGAAAACAAGTTTGTTTTCGTCACCAATAATCAAATCAATTAACTTTGCGCCATGCCTGATGTAAGCCGATACTTGAACAGGATTCAGAATCCTTACGCAGTCAGACATGGTGTATGTAATCCCCGTCAAAGAGGATGAAATAGCAATTTCGTTCAGGACGTTTTCACTCAAGTTGCCCTCATTCCGCGAACCAAAAAAAGGGGATACAACACACGTGGTGAAGCATCCCCTTTTGGGTTCTTCACATTATTTTTTGAACTTGTTATAGCC